GATCAGTTTTTATTTTCTGGTCTACCGATTTAACAGCGTGGATGATACTACTATGCGACACGTATCCGAAATAGTCCGCGAGGATCTGATACTGGATTCCGTAGTTTACCCGCAGCAGTCCCGCCGCAACTGATCGGGGAGTAGAGTATCGGAAGGCTCTGGATTTTTTGAAGAGGTCTTCCTCGTCTACCGAGAACTCATCGGCGACGAGCGAGCAGACTTTTTCGATTATGGCCTGCTTATATTTAGTGAGACCTTTAATTTTGTTTTCTGTTTTCATTGATGCAAAGTGTTCAAATTATCCGACTTCTCTTCGACAACACGCATAACGTGTTCCTCTATCGAATCACTGGCAACTAAAATCTTCTGAATGGCGTCGCTCTTCGCGCCGTTTCGATGGATACGACCCAATGCCTGCAGGTGGTCTTTGACATTGAATGTGGGCGAGATCAATGAGATCCGCTGCCTACTACCGTTGATGTCGTGCAGCGAGATTCCGGTTCCGCCAGCGGCGATGTTGACCACGATGACGTGTTCCGTATCGTCTTGGAAATCGTCGATCACCTGTTGCCGTTCTTCGGCAGACTGACCACCAACGATAGCAGGGCAATTCAACAACTGCTGTAGTGTCTGGGCGGTCTCCGTAAAGTTGACGAACAGCACGACACTGTGTCCCTGCTCGACGTAGTCCTTGGCCATGTCGGCCATGTCCTTCGCTTTCAGCGATTCAGCAAGTTGCCTTGCCCTAAGAAGATTGACCAGAACCCAATCACTGTCCTCAACGGTTCCGTTCTCTAGAAGATTCGTGATGATCTCTGGCGTGATGTCGAGATCTTTATACACCTTCGCGATCTGAGCAGCAGTGCCGAACGCAATCGGCTCCACGAATACACGGTTCGCTTTAAAGGACTCGGGGAAGTCATCAACCGTGAGCCGCTTAACATTCTTCCCATACATGACCTTATTAAGATCACTGAGCTTGGTCTTACGACGAAGCTCCCATGCATTCCACTGGTTTTGGGAACAGCCGTATTGCATCATCCAACCGAACCAACTCTTGACACCGTCCTCCGCTTTGTTGAGATTATGGAGACCTAATGCGTATCCGATTGGCCGCATCTCAGTAGGGTCTTCGGCAGCGGTCGCGGACATCGCATGGATCGAGTAGCCTTGGGCCACTAACGACACTAACAACTGCGCGTTTTGCGTGTATGGTCCTTTGCATCTGTGAACCTCGTCCACTAACACTAATGTGTTTTTAGGCAGGTTCCACGTCATGATTTTCTTGCCGCGTTTGGACATGAAGTCCGTTCGGCCCGTTCTGATCTTCTCGTAGTTGAGGACGAAGAGCGGCTCGATGCCAGTCTCTTTAAGTTCGCGTTGCCATGACGGGATCACCGCCTTCGGACACAAGACCGCCACAGGTCTATTCAAAGCTTTGGCCAGATGAGCGGCTACTACTGTCTTACCGGTTCCGACATGGCTAGTGTCGAGTGAGTTTAAATTCAACTTGTGCTTCGCTAGGAAGAAGTCGAGCGCGTCTTGTTGTTTCGGATATAGCGTCTTCATTTATTGTCTATGAACAGACAAATAATTGAAGTCTGGCAATACGTCCAGAAAAATTTCAACTTTTTTTACCACCCCAAATATATCGGGCAATAAGGTAAGCGTCGATCATGCCGTCGTGCGGCGTCCGGCATCGTTTGTTCGCCAGCCAGTTCTCTGACGGCTCTAGCTGGTTTGCTAGTTCTAAGGCAACTTCCTTAGTCCTACCTTTAGGGACTCTGCCCAGCATGACCTTCTGCCACTTGTGGACTGACACACGCATTATGTTTTCGTAGTCGTGGGACTCAGCCATGCCGACTAATTTGCCAAACGAGATCGCCATTGACCGAATCGCTTGGCTACTCTTCGCGTGAGCTAGCGGTTCCTCGACCGCAAAGATAAAGGGGGTGTTTAGATCCATTATCCATTGATGGACCTTACGGATGTCGATTTCTTTTTTCTTCGACATCTGGAGAGTAGGCATACGGATTTTATCGATGAGACTGCCGTCGTGTTTCGAGATGGCGCAGAGTCCGCCATCTAGTCCGTTGTCTACTCCGACGATCAATTGTATTTTAGGAGTTATAATTGGGTGGGGATATACTCAGGACAATACATATTGTCGCAGTCATCTTCCACAGGCCCATCGCACGTCTCGCAGTGTTCATCCCGTTCCTCAGTGAGGAGAGCTTTCGCAAGAATCGAGTAGTTCACAAGATCCTCACAGGCGTCATCGACCGACTCGCCAGCTACCTGTAACTGACCGTCGTTCACGAACGACTTAATCCTCATCAGTTTATCCTGCATCCTCAACAGCAATCCGGTAACCGGATGGAGTCCTAACGATTTAGCTGACTTGAAATTAGCGAGCGCGTCTACGGTCTCAGTGCCACCGCAGTAGTCGCTGTTCTTTGCTCGCATGATGTCGAGCGTTTTAGCGCACGTCTCTTCGTGGAGACGGAATAGGGTTTCGGGTTTCATTTTACTGGTATTGAATCTCCTCTTAGGAGCAGACCGTCGCCCTCTGCTGGCACAAGAACCCTGATGCCTTTCGGTAACGACTGTAAGTAGAACACTTCGCGAGCCGTTGAAGGTCTCACACGATACCATAAGCCGTCGGCGGTATCGACAGGAAATCGGAAATCAGAACCCTCATCTACGCGGGTAATGAACCTAGCCCCTACTTCGGGTTCACGATCTTCAAACATTGTGACGGTATTAAATCTCTTTTCCGGTCTCGGCGTCAATAGTTTTTTTCTGCTTTATCGCCCCGCCTCCTTTGTCTGCCTTGGAGTTGTTGAGGATAGAAATATCGATCTGCATTTTGCTACTACCGCCACCAGTCTTCGCGTTAAGGCCTAAGTTACGGCGAATGAGTTGATCTAGTTCAGACATCTCGCGGATCGTCCTCGGACCACGCAGGGTCTTCATCGAGTCGCGCAGTAACTTAATTCCGGCTGCGGCTACGTAGTGCTGGTATTTGTCGGCGGGTGAGTTCTGGGCCTCTGCGATCTCGTTGAGGGTAACGTCCTCTTCTTTCGACGCTCGGAACCGTTCTTCAACAATGGCCGAACTCACGGTCTCGTTAAAGTGTTCCTCAATATCTTCTTTAAGCTGGTCTTTGTCGGTATCCGGTTTCAGGTGTTCGTCTTTGACTTTTGTGTTTTGGATCAGGTTGTCGAGAACCTTGCCGTCCGACATATCACCGTTTACCTTCGGAGCGACTCCGTGCTTCTTCAGCCATTTACGAATTGTGTTGCGGTGGACCCCAATGTGTTGACCAATCGCACTATTACTGTAACCTTCTTTGTTAAGGCGCAAGGCTTCGGCCTCGCACTCTCGTATAGGTTTTTCAGACATCCACTTAATTATGCCTTCCGAAGCAGACAAACGCAAGCGCGTTCTGGAGCCGCGCATAGACCCGCAATCCAAGAAAATGGACGTGGGCGGTCTAATGATCCAGCCCACCAGTCTCCTTACCGCTTTACTTTACGGTTTCGCGCACCACCCGAACGACAAAGCAAAGGAGTTCTATTTCTGGAGAGTCTGCGACGAACTCTGGAATCGGGATGAACTGCCGGAGAAGATGATGGTCCGCCATCCTTGGGCCGAAAAGATGATTCGGGCAGCGATTAAGCACAAATATCTGGCGGTAGGTGGTTCTGCGTCGTCCGGTAAATCACACACAATGGCCGCGTGGGGGATCGTCCAGTGGCTATCTCAGCCACGCGATACGCTGGTTCTGATGACCTCGACTACCTTACGGGAAGCACGAAAGAGGATCTGGGGTTCAGTGATGTCCTTGTTGTCCGTGATCGATGGTGCGCCGATCAAGATAAGGGATTCGATAGGAAACGCTGCCTATGTAGATGAGAACGGCACGCTTATCGAGAGAGCTGGTTTATCGCTTATCGCAGCGGAAAAATCCAAAACACGCGAGGCAATCGGAAAATTCATCGGTATTAAGCAGAAGCGGGTGATAATGATCGGTGACGAGCTTTCAGAACTCTCTGAGAGCATTTTGCAGGCTGGTCTGACTAACTTATCGAAGAACCCATTCTTCCAGATGATCGGTATGTCCAACCCGAACAGCCGATTTGACGCTTTCGGCGTCTGGTCGGAGCCGAAAAAGGGCTGGGAGTCCGTAGACACACAGACCGCTGACAGGTGGACCACTAAATGGAACGGCCACTATCTCCGGCTCGACGGTGAGCGGAGTCCTAACATTACTTTAGGAGAGGTTAAATATCCTTGGCTACCTACCGCTGAGAAGCTGGCAGAGGACAGGGCGTTATTAGGGCCGGAGTCCAGAGGATATATGAGGATGGTTCGCGCCATTTTCTTCGATAGCGACGAGACAACCGGAATCTACTCTGAGGCAGAGCTTACTAAAGGTGGCGCGATGGGGGAGGTCGATTGGGCCGAAAAACCGACAGCGGTAGCCGGAATAGACCCTGCCTTCACCAACGGGGGCGACCGGACTATTATGTATACCGCCGAAGTCGGCTACGCCCGAAACGGCCAATACGTATGTAAATTGGGAGAGGCAATCCACCTAAACGATGACGCCACTAATAAAGCAGTTCCGCGCACCTACCAGATCGTCCACCAGATTATCGACCACTGTAAACGCCGTAATATCTCTGCTAATAACGTAGCACTCGACTCGACCGGAGCGGGTGCGCCATTCTGCGACGTGTTGGCTGGCGAGTGGTCGAGCGACTTTATGCGCGTCACCTTCGGTGGTAAAGGATCAGACAAGCGTGTCAGCATGAACAGCCAGCTTACCGGAGCCGAACTCTACACTAATCGAGTCTCTGAACTCTGGTTCGTCGGTAAGGAACTGCTGAGAACTAAGCAAATCTACGGTGTATCATCGGATCTCGCACAGGAAATGTGTGCCAGAAACTACGACATGACTAAAGGAACAGGCACGCTGAGAGTGAAGATCGAGTCGAAACCAGAGTTCAAGGCACGGTTTGGTCGCAGTCCAGACTTGGCAGATGCTGCTTTCTTGGCTCTCGATTGCGCTCGCCAGCGATTAGGATTAGTGGCTGTTGATCCACCGAAAGACGATGACGGTAAGGGGTTCAGGAAACGGGTTACGATTAAAAGTCTTAGTGGCGCACTCAATAATCCCGACACCAGTCTGATCAGCTAAAAAAAACTTTTCTCTGAGGCTCTTAGTACTCCTTTATAAATAAAGGGGTACTAAAGGTCTGGGAAAAAAGTTTTTTTTGCCCCGAATCCCGAAGATTGACACTTGTTCCTAAAACCTGTATCTTTTGCCTGTGGCGAATAAACGATTCAAGCGGCTCCCTTCTGGCCGTATCCAATACCACGGCGAGACGTTCGCTGGCTTTAATAAGCCTAAACGCGCCCCGAAAGGGTCGAAAAAAAAATTTGTCGTGTTAGGCAAGGAAGGTGACAAAATCAAGAAAGTCTCGTATGGACATCGTGATTACAGCGATTTCACGAAACACAAGAACCCGAAGCGTCGGGCTAATTTCAGGGCCAGACACAACTGCAAAACCGCGAAAGATAAGACAACCGCCCGCCACTGGGCCTGCAAGCACCTCTGGTAGCCTCCTAAATCAATTAACCGCAGAACAACTATGAGTCCTAATGACCCGTCAAGCATGAGAAAAGATTTCTTTGATGAGCTAAAAAAACGCTCAAATAAGAGTTTACTAACCCCTGATGTATTAAATCAAGCAAAAGAAGAACTTGCTAAATACGAAGGTGTGTCAGGCGAAGCATTTGATGACACGATAGCTAAACAACAAATTAAGCCTTCAAATGTGAGGCTTGATACGTTCAACGAAATGAAAAGCCTCGCAAAGAGGCGTAAGCTAACCCCTGAAATATTCAATCAAAAGAAAGAAGACCTTAATAAGTATGCGGGTGTGTCTCCTGAATTGTTTGATTCGACGATGGCAAAAAACAAAATTCAGCCATCGGGGTCTCCCATGAGGTATGAGTATATGGACGAACTCAAGAAACTCTCAGGAGCCGGTAAGCTAACGACAGAAACTTTAAATAAAGCAAAAGAAGAACTTGGTAAATACGAAGGTGTGTCTGGCAAAGCATTTGACTCAGCGATGGCTAAAAACAAAATCAAAGGTACAAGTTTTTCATCGCCTGAAGAAGCTACTAATCGCGCTATATATGAGGCTAACTATGGTTCACCTCTTACAGCAATGGATATTCGGTCTAATGACTCCGGCTACAAATTCGGTAGTGGTGGAGCGTTGAGCCAAGGACTCACTGCGAATCAAAGATCCACACCAGCAACAAGAGTCAGCCCTGAGAGTACTAAGTATCGTAATGCAGAGCGCAGGCTTCGACGTA